TCTAACCTCGAAATTTACTTGGTGAAGTTGTATATTTGGTCACAGGAAATAATGGATGACTGCCTATAGAGTCTTAGACGATCACAGAGAACTAGACAACATAGGCACTCGTACCCACGACGAGATAGACGTACACATCGACACGTCTGCTTTTCTAATCGTCTCTGGTGTGTCGTCCAACGTCCCAGCTCTCGGTCGCCTCCTCACTGCGGGTACCAACATCACTTTCACAGATGGAGGACCCGGGGGAACATTCACCATATCTTCAACCGGCGGCGGCGGAGGTGGAGACATCACGGCGGTTAATGCTGGAACTGGCTTGTCTGGTGGCGGAACTTCTGGTGACGTCACACTATCAATAAATGACAGCATAGTTGCCACAGTTAGCGGTTCGACATTCACGGGTGTGACGCGACACAACGCTGGTCTCAGCGGTTCACTCACGCGTCTAACTGACGGAACTTCCTACCTCGTTGCAGGAAACAACGTCACCATCACCACGGGTTCCAATGGTTCCGTTACAATATCTTCTACAGGGGGTGGAACTGGTGTCGCAACTCTCACGTCTTGGATGGAGGTTCCTGCCGGCGACGTGGACGGTGCCAACATGATTTTCACACTTGACAATGATCCTTATCCTCCCTCAGCTCTTTTGTTTTACGTCAACGGCATACTGCAGCTAGGTTCAGGGAACGATTACGTCATATCTGGCAGCACCATTACGATGACATATGCACCCACCAACGGCTCCAACGTTGTCGCCACATACCCATATGCATCTACCGTGCAGAGCATCATGTGGTCAGAAGTACCTGCGGGTAGTGCGGATGGCATAAACGACACGTTCACTCTTTCAAATGTCCCCGTTCCTGCAGATTCTCTCATGTTGTACGTGAACGGCGTCTTGCAAAAACAAAACACCAGATTTACCACTTCCGACTACGACCTTTCAGGTAACACCATTACGATGACTTATGCTCCCTCTCCTGGCAGCAATCTCCTGGCTACATACCCGTATTAAACATTCCATCTTGATCAAAATCGCATAGTTAGATTGGATTAGATATGTCACGAACTTTTGTAAGACAAGTTAATCAGATAAGGAACTCAGAGTCCTATGACGACTCCGTGGTTCCATCTCAGTCTAACTACGAGACTTTTACAGGTAGCTTAGAGAACGATCTCAACAATCTGAGATCTCAGATACAGAATGCCATCAACAGAGACGGAACAAGCTTTCCTACGGGTAGCTGGTGGTCCGATCTAAATACACCGGTTAATTTCGAGCTAGGAATACCTAGAGGAATAAATGCAATTAATCAGGACCTGCATGACATAGAGCGAAAACGTCTCCTCGCCAGGTACAACAGCTTTGTCGACGTATTCGTATCGTCCAGCAACAACTACACAGTTCTTGCAGCAGCAGAGCTTCCTACCCCCGACATACCCAATACCTACATTATTTCCAGCGGGTCTTCCTCAGTAGTCACGGGAACCATAGTTTCATTTGCAAACATAGGTTCTTTTTCATTGAGTGAAGCACCAGGACTCAATGCTGTGAGTCCAAAGAACTTGTGTTACGTGGTGACTGCTTCGACTCGAACACCAATAATTTCGAGCGGAAGAGTCGTTTTTGGCTTATTCCAGTCTGACAAGTCTGATGCCCAATCTCTTGTTGGTGGTGACGCGCAGATATCTTTCGTCAGACTTAATTCTTCAGGAGACGATCTTGAAGCTGTTCCTTCGACAGACATAGAAGGAAGATACATCAATTACTCGTCAGTCTTTCGAAAAGCATTTGACGAAATTGACGAACAGATTTACCTTGGGTCCACAGACACTGCGTCCTCTATTCCTGGCGGATCAGTCACGCATGTTCAATTCAACGACGGCAATGTCTTCGGTGGAAGCTCAAACTTCACGTTTGATAAGAACACGAATACTCTCAGAGTAAACAACCTAACAGGTTCTCTCACCAGACTTTCTGACGGTACCTCTTACCTCATAGCTGGAAGTGGAATCTCTATAACGACAGGCTCAAATGGCTCTGTCACAATTACGGGTAACATAGGAGACATAACTGCAGTCAATGCTGGCGTCGGGCTCACAGGTGGCGGAACTTCTGGGGATGTCACTCTCAACATAGATGACTCAGTCGTCGCTACTGTCAGTGGAACTACCTTCACCGGAGTGACGAAGCATAGTGCAGGACTCAGCGGTTCATTGACTCAGCTAGCGGATGGTACTTCCTACCTCATAGCAGGTAGTGGTGTGTCAATCACGACCGGATCCAATGGTTCTATTACAATTACGGGTAACATAGGAGACATAACTGCAGTCAATGCTGGCGCCGGTCTCACAGGTGGAGGGTCATCAGGCGATGTTACCCTTAGCATAAACGATTCTATCGTCGCCACGGTAAGCGGAACCACATTCACGGGGGCGACCAGACACAACGCTGGTCTTAGCGGCTCATTGACACAACTCGTCGATGGTACGTCCTATCTCATAGCAGGAACAGGAATATCGATAGTCACTAGCTCAAATGGATCCATAACAATTAATGGACAAGTTGGCGACATAACCTCAGTGAATCCTGGACTTGGTCTCACGGGTGGTGGCATCTCAGGAGATGTAACGCTATCTATCAGTGACAGTGTAGTGGCGACTGTCAGCGGCACCACTTTCACAGGCGCGACGCGACACAATGCTGGTCTCAGCGGTTCACTCACTAAACTGACAGACGGATCTTCTTATCTCGTCGCAGGAAGCAATATAGCCATAGCGACAGGATCCAATGGTTCTGTGACTATAAGTAATTCTGCATCCGCCGCCTCGTACGTCGGAGGAACCGACACGCAGGTACAATTCAACGACGGCGGTGCAGCTTTCGGCGGAGATGCGGGACTGACGTACAACAAGACGACGGACACCCTCAGCGTCACTAACGTGTCAATGACGGCTACGACGGACCAGGTGTTTAGCCTCAGGGATAACAGTGCCGGTGCACTTAATATCTCTGCAGGTGTTGGAAACAATCGCTGGACATTCAACACGGGAGATGGTCAAGAGAGACTTGGCTTCTGGGACGGAGTCAGGGCATCTTTCGGTGACATCAACGATCCGGATCTCAACATTCAACACGACGGAGTGAATTCCAGGATCGAGAACAAGACAGGTCAACTGATACTCAGCGGTGCGAACGGTCTTTTCTTGACGGGAACTGTAAGAGTTAGAGACGGCATCTCTGGTTCTCTTACGCGCCTTTCTGACGGAACTTCTTATCTCATAGCAGGACCTGGCGTTACGATAGCAACGGGCTCCAACGGATCTATAACAATTAGTGGACAGGTCGGCGACATTACCGCTGTCAACGCGGGCATTGGACTTCTTGGCGGAGGAAGCTCTGGTGACGTCACACTCGACATCAACGACTCCGTAGTCGCCACGGTCAGTGGTACTACCTTCACAGGTGCGACAAGGCACAGTGCGGGACTCAGCGGATCTCTGACGCAATTAGTCGACGGTACTTCATATCTCGTTGCAGGAAACAACGTCACGATAACGACAGGTTCCAACGGATCTGTGACCGTAGGCACCACAGGCATAGCTCCAAATACATCTGCCTACTTGACAATAGGCAACGACGCAGCCCTCACCAACGAGCGGTCCATAACCGTGGGAACTGGTCTGATCGCGTCTGACGGTGGAGCAAACAGCACATACACGCTCGCCATCAATGATTCCACAGTTGCGACACTCAGTGGATCTACTTTCACTGGTGCAGTTAGATTTAATGGAGGCCTCAGTGGCTCTCTAACGCAGTTGACAGATGGAACCTCGTATCTCATCGCGGGAAGCGGAATCTCTATAACGACGGGATCAAATGGATCAGTAACGATTACAGGAAATGTTGGCGACATCACGTCTGTCAACGCAGGTGTCGGCCTCACGGGTGGCGGAGCTTCTGGAGATGTCACTCTCAACATCAATGACTCAGTCGTAGCAACGATTAGTGGCTCTACATTCACTGGCACTGTCAACTTCAGCGCTGGGCTCAGTGGCTCGTTGACGAGATTGATCGACGGAACATCGTACCTAATAGCGGGTAACAATGTCTCAATCACGTCAGGTTCCAACGGATCCATCACGATAGAGTCTAATCCGGGTGGATCGAACACTCAGGTACAGTTCAACGACTCTGGTGACTTCAACGGATCTTCTCTATTCACTTTCAACAAGACGACAGGCGCAGTAACAGCCTCCTCATTCGTCGCAACAGTCGTTAGCGCATCCTCCGTCGTCTCAGGATCCAAGATCTATTCTGAGGTCGCGGAGGTGCACAACTACATGCAGGTGCACGTCTTCGACGCCGGCGACGACTTTAGTCTCATACCCATAGGAGCGTCGGACGCCACCTACCTCTTCAACTCAGGCACCGTAGGAAAGAGCAGCAAGCTTCACTTTGCCAACTACAACACCGTAGAAAATGCTGTATCTGTCACTGACAAGAGCATGTACGACGAGCAGCTCTCTACGGGTCTGACCTGGGGTGGATTCCTCTCAACGGAACCTGGGACCACCACGTTCAGTATTACATCCGGAAGTGGATTCATAGTCAGATACAACACGTCCCCTGACGGAGAACCACAGCCTTTTGTCAAAGAAGTTAGTTGGTTGAACGTAGTCAGCCAGTCGCTTGACTACGTAACTTCTTCTCAATTCACTTACATCGCCGTCGACGAGAACTCAAACGTACTTCAGCAGACAACAGAGTTCGAACTGCAAGGTAGCAGCAATGCCATCTTCCTAGGCAGGATAAACCACGCAGTAAACGTCACCAACAACGCCATCATGTTGCCCGAGGTCTCCTATGGACAGACCTCAGCGTTCCTAGACTTTGCGCGCGCATTCGGTCCTCTCAAGATATCAGGACACACACTGGCAGCCAGCGGCTCCACGATGAGAATAACGAAGACTCGCGGCGCCTCTTTCATCATTGGAGGTAATTACCTCTATGACCAGGAGAATCCTAACTACATTTCTCCATCAGTCGATGGAGACAAGGACGCTCCTCTCTTCATCTATTCCTACGTGAGTGGATCTTCAGCATTCAGCCTCACCAATGCTGGGGTGGGATATACTGTACTCGATCCCAACAACTACAACGCCAATGGAACAATAACCCCAGTTCCTTCAGGTAAATTCACGACTCTCAGAGTCTTTTATCAGCCGAGAAATACACCTGGATACCTCACAGTCTACTATGGTTCTGACTACTACGACACTCTCAACGATGCTGTCAATGCCATTAATACAGAAGCATTTGAAGAGTCTTCTGCGGGTAAGCTTGCCACAATTCTCTGTGGGTATGTAGCAGTTCAGTCGGGGTCTACTGACCTATCTGATATCAATCAAGCCAAGATTCTTCAAGCTGGACTCTTTAGGTCTTCTGCAGGAATCACGGCCGGTGCTGGTGGAGGAGGCGGTGGTACCCTGCCGGGCGGCATAGACACATACGTTCAGTTCAACGACGGAGGATCATCCTTCGGTGGCGACGCAGGCCTGACCTACAACAAGACGACCAACGTCCTCTCTGTTGGAAATATGACTGTCGGCGGCACGGGTCAGATCACAACCATCGGAACGACATTTGACCTCGTCAACACCACGGCGACCACGATAAACTTCGCAGGCGGAGCTTCATCTGCGCTCAACATCGGAAACTCCTCCGGTACAAACACAGTCAATGGAACAAACGTCATCAACGGAGTTACCACGTTCAACCAGGTCCTCAACCTGGGAGACACTACCTCGTTCGTGACAGGTTCTCTCACTACCTCCTCGACTTCTGAGACCACTCTCCTGACAGTCAGTGCCACTACATATAGGAGTGCAGAATTCATTGTCCAAGGCGTGAACGGGACAGACTCCACCTATATGACCTCCAAGATTCTCGCTGTCCACAACGGAACAACAACCAACTTCACAGAGTACGGCCAGGTGAACGTAGGAGGAATCTCTGGCGTGCTGACAGTCACAGACCCTTCTGGAGGCAACTTCCTTCTCCGGGTGACGCCACAGACAAGTAACTCGACAGTTTGGAAGGTGACAGCGATACTTACCAAGGCGTGATCAGCGCACCTGATTTAGGGGATAGGGAACCTAAGACATGGCGATAACTAGATTTAATGCAAAAAATGGCCTCAGTGTAGGCACAGGCTCGATTAACGTAATTGACAACGAGGGCAACGCAACATTCGCTTCGAGTGCTCTCATAGGAGTAACTAACTCCACCGACAAGCTCGCCGTTCTCGGTACCACATCACTCACAGGATCCGTTCTTCCTGGTGTGACGTCTGTATATGATCTCGGAAGTGCTTCCAAGTTCTGGTCGACCGTTTTTTCTAATAATTTGACGGGCTCTCTCACCAAGCTCTCTGACGGAACCTCCTACCTCGTCGCCGGCGCCGGCATCTCTATCACGACAGGTTCCAATGGATCCGTTACAATCACCAACGATGGTACTGTGGGTGACATCACCGCGGTAAATGCAGGCACGGGTCTCACAGGTGGAGGAACTTCAGGAAACGTCACTCTCAACATCAATGACTCCGTCGTCGCTACTGTCAGCGGCACCACGTTCACTGGGACGACTCTTCACAGCGCCGGTTTAAGCGGCTCACTCACGAGTCTCACGGATGGCACCTCATACCTCATAGCAGGCACCAACATAGGAATAGCGACAGGATCAAACGGATCTGTCACCATTAGTAACACTGCTCCTGTCTTCTATCAGTGGAACGAACTGTCTCCCTCACCGCGTCTAAATACGACGGCATCAGTTTCAATAGCAGGTGAACTAGGATCTTCCTACGCAGCTGAAACTGCCGGCTCAGACGTCTTCTTCTTTGTGAGCGGGTCCACTAGCACTACGACAGGAATCTCCGTCTTTGGTGGAGACTTACTGATAAGTGGAACTGTTGAAGCTCATACCATCACCAATCTTTCGACTAACAGCACGACTTCTGCGCTCACTGTCAACGGGTCGTCTCGCGGAACAAATAGCGCAGGTCGAGGTGTATCTGTCTTGGGAGCTACAGGAGGCGGTGGAGTAGGCGGCGGTAACATTGTCATAGACGCTGGCGACGGCGTTGGATCAGGATCTCCTGGAGGTTCCATAACAATCGATGCAGGCAACTCCACCACCGTGTCCGCCGCAGGATCCATAACAATTGCAGGCGGAACCACGACATCTACGGGCGGAACGGCCCAGGCAGGAAGCGTCACAATCACAGGTGGAAACCTTCCGTCAGGAGGACCTGGAACGGCCGGAAGCATCTCCCTCACGACAGGAAATGCTGCAAACGTCAATGCAACACCAGGCAACATAACTCTGACCGCTCAGCGCGGAAAGGTGATCCTGAAGCAGTCGACAGCCGCTGTGTCAGTAGGAACAGACACATTTCTTTACGTCAGCGGCACGATTAGCGACAGCGACAAGTCCGTATTTGCCGGCGACGTCGTCGTAAGCGGCACGCTCCATACCTTTTCTGGAATCAGTGGGTCTCTCACGAAGTTAAAAGACGGAACGTCCTATCTCATAGCTGGCAACAACGTCACGATAGCGACCGGTTCTAACGGATCTGTCACAATATCTTCTACGGGCGGCGGAGGAAGCAGCGTCTCTTATTTTGACTCCACAACTGCAGGATCCATCTACACGACGGGTTCAGCTGCATTCAAGGGAGGAGAGGCCGGAATAGACTCTCCACTCGACAAGGGAACAGACGTCTTCTTCTACGTGTCAGGATCCAGTACCGAGAAATCTCTCTTCGGAGGAGACGTCAGGGTAAGCGGATCACTCGTCGTCGGTACAGGCTCCGTGACGATAACGTCAAACGATGTGCAGTTCGGATCATTTTCCATGAGGATAGAAAACAATTCCGCCGATCTCAAGTTCTTCGATCCAAAGAGCCCCACCGGTAAGTCTCTTGCAGATCTCGTGAGCGGAAGTGGAGTTCTCAACACACCGCAGTATCTAGTCCTCGCTGCGGACGGAGTCTTGACCAACGAGCGAGTCTTCGCGGCAGGTACAGGTGTGTCCGTGACAGACGGAGGATCAGGAGGCAACTATACTGTAAGCATCAACGATGCTGTTGTTGCCACTGTCAGCGGAACCACCTTCACGGGTGCTACTCGACACAACGCCGGCCTCAGCGGTTCTCTCACGCAGCTGACGAATGGTACCTCATACCTCATAGCTGGTGCCGGCATATCCATTGTAACTGGTTCAAATGGCTCGATCACCATCACCAACGACGGAACCGTCGGAGACATCACGGCAGTAAACGCCGGTACGGGTCTCACAGGTGGCGGAACATCGGGAGCAGTGTCTCTCGCCATAAATGACGGCGTCGTGGCCACCGTCAGCGGAACCACCTTCACGGGTCTTGTGAGATTGAACGCAGGCATCAGTGGATCTCTCACTTCTAGCAACGTCACTGCGGGTCAAGTGGTCGTCGCGGGAACAGGAGGCGCTCTCAGCGGCAGCAATGGCTTTTGGTGGAACAACACTAGCGAAAGAGTCGGAATTGGAACATCGAGTCCCAACGATAAGCTTCAAGTCTTTGGTGATCTAAAGGTGGGAGTATATGCCAACGGTTCTTTCGTTACACTCGGAGATGAGACTACAACTCAAAAGAACGTAGGAGTTTTTAGAGCTGCTAGTGACAACTATCTTCAGCTCGGCGGCTACAACGGCATCATCTTCAATTCTTCTGCAAATATTCTTGGCTCTCAAAGCGAGAGGATGAGAATTGACATTAATGGTAATGTTGGAATAGGAACTAGTAACACTGGTGGCAACAAATTTGTTGTTAATGGTAATTCAGTTGTCACAGGATCCACAGGAGACTCTTCAGCTGCAGCTCTCCAACTCGTCAATGCCTCAGGAGCTTCAATTCTCTATGCCCGGAACGACCAGTATATTGGTGTAGGAACGAGCACACTCACTTCAGGTAGATCGATCACGACAGCTTCTGACATTGATGTTTATGGAGTTTTAATAGGAAGGGGCAATAACGGAGACATCGACTCAACTGCTGTCGGAAATGGAGCCCTAATAAACCAGACCGCAGGTTCAAGACTGAATACTGCAGTGGGAAGAAGCGCCCTCGGAAGTAACACTAGCGGAATTCAAAATACTGCAGTGGGAAGAAGCGCACTCACTAGTAACCAAGCAGGCAATAATAACGTTGCGTTCGGAATGAACGCAGCTAGATTCTTTGGTGCAGGAACCGATGCACTCACGACTACGACTGACTCCATTTTTATCGGAGCAGATACAAGAGCTGCAGCAGATTCTCAAACAAATCAGATAGTCATTGGAAAGAGTGCAGTGGGACTCGGTTCCAACACGACCGTTCTTGGAAACTCTTCCACGACGCTAACTTACCTTGCAGGAAACGTCGGCATCGGTACTACAAATCCAGGGGCTCGCCTTCAAGTCTCTGGTTCGACTTCGACAACTGAGCCTTCTCTCCTCGTTCGTCACGGAGTCGCAAACGGATCGAGCATACCGGTCATCAACGCTCAAAACTCTGCGGGTACATCGCTTCTCTGGCTCAGCGGTAGCGGTTTCGTAGGAGTAGGAACTTCGTCCAACATAGTCAACAACAAGATGGCCGTGTACGGTGCGACAGCACCCGATACTTTCGCAGGTCACATTCTATTGTCCTCCGACACGGCATCTTCCGGGATCAACAACGGCGGACAGCTAAACTTCCAGATGTACGATGGCTCTTCTCTCCGCGGCGCCGGATTCATCAAGGGAGGCAAAGAAAATGGAACTGCTAGCAACTATGCCTCATTCCTCTCGTTCGGAACAAGAAAAAACGGGGATGGATTCAACACTGAGAGGATGAGAATCGACTCCGACGGCACCGTGCAGATAGGTTATGCTACGGCAGGATTAGGAAACATCACTAGACTTTTCGTCTCAGGCTCTTCTAACTCTCTAGCTTCCGTAGTTACTATTCAAGAGGGTGCCCTCAGCGCCTCTGCGGGTGCTACTGTTCTCAGCGTTTTCAACAGAGCCGGTAGCGAGATCTTCTACGTTACAGGATCTGGTGATATCGGTATAAACAACGGTAACCTCGTCATCGGCACGGCAGGAAGGGGAATCGACTTCTCCATCACGACCAACTCTTCTGGCTCTGTTGGCTCAGAGGTCCTCGACGACTACGAGAGAGGCACCTGGACACCTACGATCGCCTCGGGTGGAGGTTCCATCACCCTCAACGCGACTCAGACGAAGGGTGTCTACGTCAAGATCGGCAGGATGGTCTGGATCGGTGGACACGTCAGGTCGTCCTCTGTTTCCTCTCCGACAGGTACGACTGTCATAAGTGGTCTACCGTTCACGATCGACACGTGGAACTCCGGTCAGCCTGCGTACATGTCGTTCTATGGAGAGTGGTTCAGCGCCACGGGCCTCACGTCTTGGGGACACGCTGGTGCCACTCTCTTTCAAGGACTCAATTCAATTGAGATGTTTAGGTACTCAACAGCAGGAGCCTTCAGCGATGCCACTGCAGGTAACTGGGACGGATCCTGCGAGTTCTCCTTTACGTTCTGCTACAACGCGAACGTATAATTGCTACACAGAGGTGACAAATGGAAATCTTCGAGAAGACAGTTTTAGATCAGGTTGAGATAGTCAAGTCGCTCGGCGTCATACAGGTGCGCTGCGTCAAGCAGAAGTGGGTGCGCAGCGGCGATCAAGAGATGATGGTGGAGGGTAACGTCGGACTCCATCGTTATTCAGTGAACCCAGGAGAGTGGGACTTGGCAGATCAGCTCGGCGTGAGAAGCTACGCGGAGATAGAGTGGACACCCGAGGTCCTCGCAGCCTATCAAGCTCGATTGGACTACAGACACAATGTGATGCGCGCGAAGTCCGAAGGCCAGCTAGTGTGAAGCCTTGTACTTCAGAGCGAACTTCTCACCGTCTTTCAGACCCTCCTCGTACATCTCCATCGCGACCTTCGTGGAAGGTATCTCGATTGTGTACTTGTCGAAGAGAGACATGTGAGAGGGTCTGATGTCCGAACCGAACGACAGGGGCCACGCGGAGATCCTCAATGTGTTGTGGTGCTTGGATGGTTGGTTGCATAGCACGCCGGCGTCGAGATGCAAGATCCTGTTCTTTAACCTCACCATGTCGTTCGCGAAAGGTATGGAGACTGACGACTTCAGCGCGTCGAACATGTCTTCCTTGGATGCGAACTCATCCTGCATCACGTAGTCGATCTTGAACGGAAAGAGAGACACCTTCGTGTAGCAGATCGTGAGTCGTGTTGACCTGTAAATGTCGTTTGGTGTGGCGTCGTAGATGTAAGCAGTCGACCGCTCCACGACCTCCCGCTTCTTTACGGACCTGGCTGCATCAGCCGTGTTTAATGCTTCTAAAAAGGCAACATAGGCATCTCCCCGTGTTAACAAGAATATTGCCGCGCCACCTCCTGCTGACGCCGTGATGTACTCGACGGTGTCAAGATCGACAAGCGCTGCCTCAGAGAGTTTTTGGATCACGCCAAAGTACCAGAACACCTTCCAACCGCATCCGCTGAGTGAGATTCTTGTAAACATGTGCCTCAAAATAACTATAATGTGCGTTGACATCGATCGTTACGGTCTTTTGTCAATCGAGAAAATTTCTCGTCGGAAGGTTTACGCGAAACTCTCCGTGTTTATCCTCAACAACGTTTGCAAACAAAGGTGAATCACATGGAAAATGAATTGGTAGAGAAGCAGAACAAGGCACTCAACGTACTCGTCGAAGCAGCGCGCCTCGCACAGGCCCGCGGCGCCTTCACGCTCGAGCAGGCAGCACTCGTCGCTGAGGCGATCGCAGTCTTCCGCCCGGCAGATCAGGCTCCACCGGCTGCACCGTCAGCGCCTGCAACAGAACAGCCTGTTTTCTGATACCTTCCGCTGTAGACAAGAGAAACGAGGTCGAATTTCGACCTCGTTTTTTGTTTGTTGATAAGTAATTCTATAAGATGTCAGTCAGATACAACACAAATCTTGCGTCATCGGGCCTGCTATACTCATTTGATGTCGGAAGCGTCAAGAGCTTTCCTGGTCATCCCACGACTAATATCATCTCTACCCAGTCTCTTCCGATAGCTACCTATGCTTATGTGACTGGCCCTGTGCTCACCTCCGCCCTCGACGCTGAGAACAAGACACGAACCGTCTACAGATACACAATTACACAAGTCATTAACACAGCTCGAGCCGCAATTTACCCAGCTGTCTCTATTTCTACGAATTACACGTTCAGCTGCATCATGCGATACAACGGTCTCAACGTATCGATCCCTACGTTCGTTGTCAGCGCTGCCAAACCGTTCCCAGAGACTGTAGGTAATTCGATCGCGCTGTCGCAGAGCGTTCAGACGACGACTTCGCTAGGAAACGGGTGGTATTACGTCGTCTACAGATTCACGATATCTTCGAACACCACCTCTGCCTGTATACTCACGTTTGGTGTCTCAACCGGTAGCGACTCTGCATACCTCAACAAGACATTTGACGTCTACAACATCCAGCTAGAACAAAAAGCCTATCCGACAGCGTATACACCCACGTCCAGACCCGCAATTCTCTACAACATCGCTAATACGTCTTTAAATGGAACGATAAACGGCAGTCCATTCAACGCGTCAGGTCTTACGTTCCCGAACGCAACGACCGCAGATAACGTGACGATCACTACGAATGCCGCAGGAATAAATCCCAGAAATGGAACGATAATATCGTGGGTCCGACCGACGAGTTCCGTCTGGGGGCTTTGGCAGACTGGCGCGTCGTGGACAAATGCCGCAAATCAATCCTGCATAATGGCATACCCAGGAGGAACCTTCTACTACAGAATAGTTGATTCAGGTGGAACCATCAGAGACGTCACAGTCACGACTTCGACTTTCTTTCCTACGAACACGTGGCATCACCTCGCTTTTGCGTGGTCGCACAGCTCAATGCTCTTCTACAAGAACGGAGTCTTAATAGGAAGTAAGTACGACAACTTGTCGTCTCTCGGAGCATCAGGAATGAACACTGGCTACATAGGAGTTGGACACGATCATCCCATGACGGGCGACATAGATCAATTCCACGTTTGGAACAGACCTCTCGCCTACGACGAATTACTCTCAAATTACAATTCTACCCGTAGTAGATACGGCCTATAGTTACTGTCATTATGTCTGTCAATCTCGGAAGCAAGACACAAGTCGACGGTCTCGTACTATCGCTGGATACTGCGAACCCAAAGGCTTACAATGGTACGAATTGGTACGATATTGTCGGTGGCCAACTTTACAACAACACACAAAATCCCGCGTGGGCAAACAACATCGAGGAGTTGACCATCACATTCGTCTGGCACAAATTGGCCACTGTACTAGGCTATGCAAACCATCCCATAAACAAGTGGAACAACAGCTACCTCGACAACGCTTCCTTTATCTTCTACAATTTTGGAACCGACAACGGTGCAGGAGTGAATTTGGTTGGTTGGTACGGTAACACCACTGCAGCAGCCAATAGCGGATGGTCAGCCATATCCAATCAAGCCACGGTCTCTGTGGGAATCCACCACATAGCCTTCCAGTACAATTGGATAAACGGCGGTCAGCTGTGGGTAGACGGAGTAAAGGCGAGCGGCAGATTGTCATCGGGTAAATTGGGACAAACCTCTGTGGTTGCCAACACTTCTGCCATGGGAATAAACGGACCCGCAGCCACTGCTTACGACAGGGTACTATCGGCCAACTTCTACAACATAGAGCTACCAGATTCAGCAATACTTGAAGACTATCAGCGCAACAAGAGGAAGTACCGACTATGAGTAGCTTTTACGGCGGCAAGATAGTGACCAATGGACTCGTAGCCGCATATGACTTTTCCAACACAAAATCATATTCCGGAGAGCCGACTACCAATGTGAAGGCAAATCTCTTCAACAATAGAACTTCACCTGACATGAACTATTCCACGGGAAGAGTCGTGTGGGAGCAAGCAATGAATCCGAACGGTTTGCTAGACTACGTCCTCGGAATCAGCATGCCCACCGGTGGCGTGAACAACAAACAGTGGTACTGGACGAACCAAGGAAACTACCAAGGACAGACGCTCACGCTGTCTTGGTGGGCTCGATCTACAGACGGTTCATCATTTTCTGATTCAATTTGCATAGCTGAGGGTGGCTATGGCGCCGGTAACACGGCGACTTACTATACGGTCACCCCTGAGTGGAGGAGATATTCTGTCACTCGAGCGATTGTCACAACCAACTCCATAACACTCGGTAGCGCAGAGGCTGCATTCACTGCAGATAAAAAAGTTCAGTATTGGGGACTACAGCTCGAGGCAAAGAGTTATGCCACTTCATACACCACAGGTACGAGATCTCTTGAGCTTCGAGATGTTACTCCTACAAGGCTCTCGATGAGCACAGGGACAATTGGTTATACCTCTGCCGGTCCTACGTTCAGGGGAGTTTCAAACACAGATTACCTGCAGTCTACGTCAAGCTCAGTCATTAACACCCCCGCGTCACTCACGCTCGAGGTCTGGTTGAGAGGCCTTCAGGCCGATCAAAATGCAACACACAACATCTACGTTTTCGGATGCCCAGATCAATACAGCATACAAGTTGCAGCATCCAGTTCTCCCACTGTTGCGCCGGCTCTCAGACTTCTCGTCAGAGATGTTGCCAACACTGGTTATTTTGCTTACGCGAACTCTAGTACCAATGTGATGGATGGGAATTGGAAGCACCTCGTCTTCACATACAACGGATCTGCTGGTACTGCAGTCTCATATGTCAATAATGTTGTTGTTTCATCTGCTTCAAGTCTGGCTTCTTCTGTCAGATCATTGCCTGCACCTTATCATGTTTTGGGTGCATTCGTCTCGGGGTACGGGTACTTCAAGGGAGACATACCGATAGCGAGACATTACGATCGCCCACTTACAGCAGCCGAAGTTAGCCAAAACTACAATGCATCCAAGAACAGGTTTGGATTGTGATTAGATGCCGAAGCGACTTCTTAGGGCATTGAAGTTCTGTGATATCTCTGTTGCAGTGAGAACACGGTTGTATACCATCACGCAGTTCACGTTGTTGAGAGGATTCGTGTAGTACTCGTTGACGATGATCGTTGAATTTCCTGCCGTCTTTGGGTTCGCTACAGTTGCAGATGTGACATTGACGCCATTCACATATGCAAGTGCCGAAGCACCGTTTTTGGTCACACCCACATGATACCAAGTGTTGATTGCAAACTCAGTCGCACTCGTGTTCATTCCAAAGTCTATTCCCGTGTTACCAGGATCATATCGCCAATGTATCAACCTGTTCGAAGGATACCGCCAGACTCCAGGCGTCCTGTCTGATCCTCCTGCATTGTAGGAGAATATCTTTTCCCAGCTGCCTGTGTGTGCGTTCGGATATGTCGCCGTGGAGTTCAATCTCAGCATGAAGAATATGGAGTGAGTGTCCGTATTGAGGATGCTGGTCGTTCCTGTCGTCCAAGACGCACCGGATATTGCACCGTCATAGCTTACGTAAGACGCGTTTCCCGTTGCATTGATTCCTCCGCTGCTCAAGTCGAACCAAGAAGTTCCGCTGCCTGGATAGCTCAACCTGTCTGCAGAGTCAAGTGTTAATACGAGACCATCAGTTATAATTTGCGGACCGTTTCTCATATTCCCACTCTTGCTCTCACTGCATTGAAGTTTTGGATTACTTCTGTTGCACTCAGTGTCTTGTTATAAATGAGAAATTGTTGAAATCTACTTGCCGTGTTTTCTGTGAAACAGCCACCGTTATAACCTCCTCCAAGCGTCCATTGAAGGTCAGTTTGGCCCGTCCTGTCTACTAAGTTTGTTGCTCCTATATGAGTTCCTGCCAAGACTCCGTTCAGATACACTCTCGCGGTGGGACCACTTGATGAGTAAGTTATTACGATGTGATTCCACGTGTTCGTTGCGAAGAACGTTCCTGTCAGAGAGTTTATGTTGTCAGTTCCTCCACCACCGCTATTCCACCAATAAAATTGTGATTGGTTTAACCACATCTGCCAGATACAGTTGTCTGTCGTTCCACTTCCTGCACTTCCTGTGCTGAATATCCTTCCTGATCCTTCTGGATAGGCAAGAATAACAAATGAAAAATTACTGTTGATGTTAAATCTATCGACTTGGCTCGCAGTCGTACCTATGTTGATTCTCGATCCAACTAAATTTGATCCTGCTCCCGTTCCATCGCATCGTATGTATTTACCGGCACCACCTCCTCCGAACGTCGTGCTTTGCAAGTAGATTGCTCTTGAGGGCGTGACTATGTCGGCTAGTGAGTTGTCGCTTTTGTTGCTGTTTCTGTCAAGAACGTCTATGCAACACTGAAGACTGCTATCCCTGACGATTATGGGGCCACGATAGAAGGACATTAGAGACCATACCTCGATTTCATTGCATTATAATTCGCTAGATCTTCGGCGGCAGTCAAGGCTCTGTTATACACTAGCACATTTCCGAGTTCTCCTGGTGTTATTCCGTTACCACCGGGGTTTGCCACGTAGTTTGTGCCTCCGTGAATTCTTAGCCCACCTGATTGATAATCTGTGTAGTTCAACGCAGTTCCTGCAGTTGTTGCAGTGCTACCATCAGCCAAGGTCATAGGTCCTGATCGAACTAGAGCTCCATTCTTGTATGCAGCTGCTGTTCCTGTGTTGTGATTGTATGTGTAAGTTATCATCTGCCATCCTGTGGAACTAATATTCCACGGAGAAAATGAACTATTTAGATACCTTCGAAATGTTCCTCCGCTCGTCGTGCTCACGTTGAGAACGTAGCTTTCTTCAAGTATCATGTAAAGCGGAGCAGCACCTGCAGATGAACTTGCTACTATGAAGCGCCAGTTATTGTTAGCTCCCGCATCAAGAGCTATTCCCTTTAAGTTAAACCATGTTGTGAAGGTGATAGAGCCGGTTTCTAATGCAGTATTTCTGGGTATCGTTGCGTAACTCGTACCAGACCCATCTGCAATAGCATTACTGAGAAATGTTTTTGATCTTGCAGAATTGCCGTATGAAAAATTGTTGAGCGTAAAAACGTTTTCAGAACTCTCGCTCTTGATGGCCTCTGGAGTAGTTGCTCTGAACCTTTCAGGTTCTAGCAATTCCACCAATCCGTCTAAGACTATTCTTGGACCCCCGAGTGTACTCAACGTAATTTCCTTATTCCAATTTCGTCTTCCTAATTATGATTAACTCTTAGTAAGAGGTACTATAATCATATCACATGGCACTGTCACAGCTCAAGAACGTAAATTTCGGTAGGACGAGGCTCAACGCGACGGGTTCTTCGGGCGTCGGCTATCAACTCCTTGACACTGCAGGCAGCGTCGTCTCATCTCGAACGACTTCTGGCGTGTATCAGACAGCCCCTGGCATTTATGCTGCATATGTTTCTTTTCCCGACAATTTCAGGGGTCAGATACTGTGGGACACAGGGACGGCATTCCTCACTGCATCTTACGCGACAGAGCAGTACAACTACGAGGAGAACAACCCGAAGGTCGATTTGACCTACAACGTCGTCACGTCCATGACGGGCACTCTCAATTCCATCTACGACATACAGTACGGCCGCTGGAGAATCGTGGGAGATCAGATGATCTTCTACAAAGATGACAATGCCACTGAAGTCGTTCGCTTCAATCTCTTCGATGATGCTGGCAATCCAACGATGGACGCCGTGTTCGAGAGAGTCAAGGTCTAATGACTATCGGCAACCGCATCGTCACGCGAGGAATGGGTCCAAACCGCGGCGGTGTGGTGGGCCGCGCCTCGATGGTTGTGATGGGATACGGTGGATTCTTTCGCGAGATAAAGAAGCAGGCGATCAGGATCTACCGAGCAGGACAGAGTGGCACCAAACGTGCCCTGCAGGAAATACAGGAGGTCATGGTTTGGGCGAAGCTCATCAGAATAAATGACGAGAAACCAGCCATTCCTATCCAGGGTTCGATTAAAGTGAGAATATCCAGGACGTCACAGATAGCTGCTGTCCTTGTCGGTAGGGCGAGAGTTCGTGTGAGAGAGGCATGGGAAGACCTCAAGATCACGGTAAAGCGAATAAAGTGAGTAATATGTATCTGCGATGGAACCGCTGACTGAAACAATCAACCTGGACTTAGAAGAGAGCAACGACCTTACCTTCAAGATCAAGATGGAGGGAACAGCGATGTCTCCCGCGAAGGTGAGACTCGTTTGTGAGAATGAAGACTTCGCCTACATGTTCAACGGTTACGGAACAGGCGAGGACGAGGTGGTTCAGTTCACCCTCCCGAGGATGGACAAGAAGATCAACGAAGGAACCTACAACGCCCGCGTCGAGGTCCTAGTCGACAACAGATACTTCGCACCTCTCCAATTCCAGATCAACTTTAAGAAGACGCTCTCTGTCGTCGCCGAGGCGATTCAGGTGGTGAAGAAGGCCGCAAAACCAGAGATCACAGTGACTGCAACTCCTGTCGTCACGGCGAAGCCCGCAGCTGCCGCTGTCTCTACAATTAAGTTTGAACAGAAGCCCGCCACGAAGACAGTGTCTGAGTCTCCTGCTCCGCAGCGAATTCAGGTCGAGCAGCCCACTCCTGGATCGCTTCGTGACACCTTCATCAAGAAGACCTCGTCCTCTCCTAAGACGCTCAGGGAGAAGTTCGGTAAATGAACGAGGCTCTTCTGAGAGAGCTCATAACTGAGATAATACGAAAGTGTGGCGACGAGTGGTGTCTCTACACGAAGGGAAAGAAAGGCGGAAAACGTCGTCGCCTCGGAACCCACAGCAGTAGAGCAGGAGCCGAACGCCAGGAGAGAGCCATAAAAGCACGAGGAGGTTGATACCAAATCGTCTTCGAATGCATACTTATCCGTTTAGGTAGGTGTGATTCATGGCCACTTTCGTTAACACAGTGTCCCCGACTCCGTTCGGGTTCTTTGACTCAGACTCTTCGTTTCAGGCCGAGGCCGACGCGATGGTCACATACGTCAAGAGAAAACTGGGAGATGACGTCCTCTCCGTCGAGTTGACGAAGAAGGAGATCTGGGCGTGCTTCGAGGAGGCTGTGTGCGAATACTCACGTCTCATTCACGAGACGAAGATTATCTCTGAGTTGACAAACGTCCTCGGTGCGTCGACTGGTTCTGTCAACATCACCAACAAGTACACACAACGATCTCTCGAATATCTGCTCAGGATGGCCGAGCCCTATGCCACCAACGCCTTCGTGGGAGGCTCAGAGAATCCAATATTCGGATATTTCGACCTGGTTGCAGGTCAGCAAGATTACGACATATATACTGACCTCAAGGACGTTGTCAGCGGTAGCAACGTTTACAACAGCCTCTCGCAGAAAGGCAAGCTTCGCATCGTCGAGCTCTTTCACGTGGAGCCCCTCGCGGCGCAGCACTTCCTCCTCAACGCTTCGAACATCACCAACTTTCTCTCCACTAACTTCAACTACGAGTCATACGTCAATTCGACGATCTTCTACGTCCTTCCCATCTTCGAGGACGTCCTCAGGAGAGGCATGCTGGAGTCGGCCTTTAGGGTACGCAGGTCACACTACTCCTACGAGATCATGGGAAGCAAATTGAGAATCTATCCGATACCTGTCACAGACCTGCAGGTCGGGAAATTGTACTGCAAGGTTTTGCCACCGCAGAACCCACTCAGCCCTTCCGCCTTCGGAGACCAGACGATCTACGGAATATCGGGAGCTTCTAACGTTCCTCTCGACAACCTGCCCTTCGCCACGATCAATCAGCCTGGTCGTCAGTGGATCCGACAGTACACGCTGGCGCTTTCTCGTGAGCTATTGGGTCTCATCCGCTCCAAGTTTCAGAGTATACCAATCCCAAATGCTGATCTACAGCTCAATGGAGATGCACTTGTCACTCAGGGGCGAGACGACAAGGAGAAGCTGCAGACACAGATGAAGGAATTCTTGGCACAGCTTACTCACCAGAAGCTACTCGAGGCAGATGCAGCTGCAGCTGAGTCCCTCAACAAGCAACTCAAATACGTTCCAATGCCCAAGGGATCTGCGATCTCGATCGGATGATGAGACATGGCACGCCTATTCATCACACCGAGAGAGCTCAACTTCATCTCCGACATCACGAAGGAGATAATAAAGGACGTAGTAGGACAGAAGATCTACTACTATCCAATCTCTGAGATCAAGACGAAGACGCACGGCGTCTACAACGAGGCTCTCAGGAAAGTGTTCGACAATCCCATATCGATAGATGCCCTCGTCGACAGCAACTTTCAGACCGACACGAAGATAGACAAGTTTGGAGTCGACGCTCAATATAAGGTCGAAGTCTTCATACAGCACAGAGATCTCGTCGACAAGGGCATCAACGTCGCCATCGGAGACTTCTTCTCCTTTGACACAATCTTCTATGAGATCACTGAGCGCGTCTTCATGCGAAACATCTACGGCATGCCTGAGCACAAGGATGGAGTCAAGCTCGTCGGAGTCAAGGCACGCGAGGGTCTCTTTGATGCTCCCGTTATCGGCCCTACCGATATCTCTTACACAGACGCGGACGCCGTGCAGAAGACTTTCGTGCAGCAACGCGGCGAGTCTCTTGACGCTGCTGGCAATCCCACAGGAGACAAGAGAGACCTAGTTGAAAACGGTGTTCTTGACAAACCTCTCACGGGTCCCAAAGAGATTTCTGAGAAGGGTGATCTCACCAACGCAGGCAATTCCTTCTACGACGAGTGAGGTAAGAAATGTCCACCAGATTGAAATCTAATTCAAAGAGAAATTTTGGACAACCTCCGCTTCCAACGGGTTACGAAGGACTCGACGAGACTCCTGACGTCAGCATACCGTCGTGTGGTGTCGAAGACGTCGACGTGGCCATGTTCAATCTATTTGAGAAAGAAATAATTGCACAGTACGGTGGCATGGAATCTGCGCCCATGAAGAAGGTGCCTGTCATCTTCGCTGCGGGTGAGAAGTGGGCGCTATTAAAGCGCGGCAGACCTCTCAGAGACAAGACGAACACGCTCGTTCTTCCCCTCATAACGATAATGAGAACAGACCTAAACCAGACGATGGGCGAGGACGTGGTGGGTCGTGGAATAAACCAGCAGATCGGAGAGATAGTCGTGAAGCGACGTCTTGACAAATCCGACAGAAGCTACCAGTCGCTCATCAACCGGATGCTGTTGCCCAATCAAGACAACATTGCGAATTCTGTGACACAGGGTACCGTCTCTACGGACCGAAAGCAAGGAGATCTTTCGAGCACTCCTGCTGTCAAGAAGGGCGCGTACCTCTCTCCGAATTTCATGAACAATGTCTATGAGACGATCGTGGTTCCCATGCCACAGTTCTACACCGTTAAGTACCAGGTCACCGTGTGGACTCAGTACATGCAGCACGCGAACCAGATCATGGAGAAGGTATTTAGCTCCTTCCTTCCTCAGGGTCAGTCGTGGAGACTAGACACACCCAAAGGTTACTGGTTCGTTGCGAAGGTCGAAGAGGGTTCTTTCGCTGTTGAGACGAATTTCGAGGACATGTCACAGCAGGAGCGCTACATAAAGCACACGTTCAACGTGAACGTACCTGCCTACTTCTTCGTCCCAGAGGCTCCTGGTCTCCCAGTTCCCGTCAAGAGATATGTCTCAAATCCGGTAATCTCTTTCGAGACAAACGTCGATCCAAGCATTTCTGACACAGAAACGGAACCTGGGAGTTACGTACTCGGCTCTGATGATCCGACGCTTCCCATAAGTCTACAGAAGAACAACACGCCGTCTCAGAGAGTCACGAGAGGCAGGGTATATCCTGTCACGAATCTCGATGATCCTGAAGTCGCACTCAACGATCCCGCCACGGCTGCGACACCCCGCGGCTACGTCAAGGTGAGAAGCACCACTTCGAAAGGTGAAACAGTATATACAGGAGCGACGCTCGGGGGTCTCGAAATTGTAGTAACTAAGTAAGATTCTTGCATTTGTCGATGATAGTTATGCGAAGAATCACAGGTTCAAGGAGATTAGATAATGGCCGAGCAGACTTTTAAGGCGCCAAACTTTTACGAGCGTGAGATCGATCTTTCCGCTCCGAGCATCACGGGACCCGTGGGCGTCCCTGCAGCAGTGATCGGCACCGCAAACAAGGGACCTGCCTTCGTTCCCGTCACCGTGGCGAACTTCAATGAGTTCGCACAGGTGTTCGGCAACCTCGATCCAATGCACTTTGGACCCTACGCCGTCAATGAGTTCCTCAAGCACAGAGCCGCACTCACTTACTTGAGAGTCTTGGGCGCAGGAGCCAACGCTTCAGACGCCGACATTACAGCGACACAATCGTACGGCACTGTCAAGAATGCTGGCTTCTCCCTTTCGGGATCAGCGACTGCAGCATCCAACGACCTCAGGAATCCTGGAGTCGTTCAGTTCCTCGTCGCTCGCCACGCGCTCTCCACAAACGCTTCCTTCGGTATGCCTGTCTTCACCGACAACGACACAGTACCTGCAGGTCAAGACACCATCAACCTCGTCCGCGGTCTCATCATGACTCCGAACACGGCGCGTGTGATGGTTCTCACCTCCTCAGCAGCAGTCACAACGGTGGGTTCTGGTCTCTCCGACTCGACACCTGCCGACGGATCTAGCAAGTTTAAGTTGGTCATATCCTCTTCGCTGGGTAGTAACTTCTCATCTGCTGACGGAGTCTCTGGTGTCAGAGTTCTCACGGCATCCTTCGACCCGACTGACAAGGACTACTTCGGAAAGATCCTCAACACGGATCCGGACAAGTTCTATCAGGAGCAGCACTACCTCCACGCAGACTTCGCTGTCGACGCCAACGTAGCTTACGTCAGCTCTTCATATGGCATCGCGGTCCTCTCGGGTTCTGCCAATAAGTCGACTGACGGTGACAGCAGCAAGTTCTTCCGCGAGGTCTTCGGAGCCTACAATACGAGGTACACAGCACCACAGACGTCGTACTTCATCTCTCAGCCTTTCGGCAAGACAGAGTACGATCTCTTCAAGTTCGAGGCGATCGACGACGGCGAGTACGCAAACTCCCTCTACAAGATCTCGATCAGCAACGTCAAGGCGTCGACGGACGACTCCAACAAGTTCGGAACCTTCAACGTGCAGATCCGCGCGTGGGATGACACAGACACATCTTTGAATATTCTCGAACAATTCAGCAACTGTTCTTTGGACCCGAATTCGGAGAATTACGTCGCGAAGCTAATTGGTGATCGCAAGGTGTACTACAACTTCGACGCGATCAATCCGTCAGAGAAGAGAATCGTCGCCATGGGCAAGTACGCCAACAACTCCAAGTACGTGAGAATCGTCCTCAGCGACGCTCTCCAGAACGGAAATGTTCCAAGCAACGCACTGCCCTTCGGCTTCAGAGGACCACACCTCCTCAACGTCAACCCGACGCTCAAGGTCACAGACACCCTCTCGCCCACCAACTCGAGACTCGGTGGACAGCTCTCTGCTGCGCAACTCAGCCTCAGCAGCTCATTCCTCCCACCCGTTCCCTTCCGGTTCAAGGTGACGAGAGGCGAAGTCGCCACCTCGGGATTTGCAGGCAACCCGGGTCCTGCTGAACAGGCGAACATAGCGTATTACTGGGGAGTCAAGTTCGAGAGAGCAAGCACCGCTTCCTCACCCGCATCCGGCGACGTCCTCAACGCCAACGTAGTCAACGAGAAGAACAAACTTCTTGAGTCGTTCACAAAGTTCGCTGGAATTGAGAAGCTCGACGCTCTCGTCACAGGCTCCTCTGCCGACGCACTCCACAACAACAAGTTCTCACTCTCTAAGGTCGCGCTCTTCAACACGTCAGTCAACGATTTGACGAGCTCGATCAACATGCACATGAAGGAAGCTGCATACATCAGAGATGCCAAGCTCGACAACACCGACTACACCTGGACTGAGAACAGCAGGAAGCGTCTCACCTTCGCAACTCTCCTCTCTTCGGGTTCAGCCGCTCTGTTCAACAGGTTCTCTTCGTACGCCAAGTTCACCAACTTCATGTACGGTGGATTCGACGGAACGAACTTCCTCAACAGAGACGCACGTAGAATCAACGACAAGTCGATCTCTTTCGATGCGGGTACAAATGGAGGCGCCTCCACGAGCAACGACATCAGCGGCTTCTCGACCAACCCGTCAGGAAAGGACGTCAGCAACAACGGCGTCGTCTCCTACCTCACTGCAGTCGAGATCGCAACGAATCCTCTCGAGGCCAACAACAACATCCTCGCGATCCCGGGAATCCGCGAACCATACGTCACAGATCAGACGATGGCGAAGGTCCGCGACTACGGTCTCTCCATGTACGTTATGGACATACCTTCTTATGGTGACGATGGCAAGCGCCTCTATGACAACTCGACAGCCAAGCCGAACATCACGCAAACGACCAACGTGTTCGACTCACGCGCGATCGACAACAACTACGCTGCCGTCTACTATCCCGACGTCTTCATCGACGACGCCACCAACCGGCGCAAGGTGAAGGTGCCGGCCTCGGTCCCTGCTCTCGGGGCACTTGCCTTCAACGACAGAGTGACTTACCCCTGGTTCGCACCCGCAGGCTTCAACCGCGCAGCTCTCGACTTCGTCACCAACGTGACAGTTCGCCTCGGCGGAGCTGACAAGGACAGACTCTACGAATCTCGCATCAATCCAATCGCCACCTTCCCGAGGCTCGGCTACGTGATCTACGGTCAGAAGACCCT